TATAGTCTTTACCATCAATTGTAAAAGTTTGTTCTTTATTCACATCTGTTTGTGTATTCAATTCACTACTCATTTTTTCTCCTATTATTAAACGTTTGGTTTAACGGTGATTAAACCTTCAATTATTTTTGTTACAGTACTGTCACTTGCCGTTATATCTAAATCATAAACATAACGTGCTGGTGCGTCTAAAGCTGCAGTTTGAGTTGCAGTTAAAGAAAGTGTTATAACACCTGTTGTTCTATCGGCATCAAAAGTTGTTGTAATAGTGGTTCTTGTTCTTGTTGAAGCATAACCTAAAGCCATCTTTGCACTTGCTGTATAATCAGTCAAGTCTAAAGGATTTCCATCATTACCTCTAACGGTAACTGCTGATGAAAACGTTGCTCCTTGGTCTATTACATAATTTGCTACTGCTGCCATAATACTATTTATACATATACTATTGACTTTTTTTTAAAAAGTGATATTATATAGTATGCATAAAATTTTAATAATTTTAACGTTTTTATTTAGTAATATATTATTTGCAGCTGAAAACGACTGTAAATGGACCAACGAAACTCCTTGTGTTATTATATCTAAATCAAACATAACAAATTCTAATAAAATTGGTGATAAAATTACACCGAGTATTTCTATAACAAAAAAGCAAATAGAAAAATACAATCTTATAGATTTAGCAAAAACTTTAAATTTTATTCAGAGCTTAGAAGTATCTCAATCAGGTCCTACAGGACAACAAGGATCAGTTTTTTTTAGAGGCACTAATTCAAATCACGTTTTAGTTTTATTAAACGGTATACCAATAAATGATTATTCTACACCAACAGGTGCATTTGATATTGGGCAAGATTTTACGTTCAATGTACAACAGATAGATGTTTACAAAGGATCATCTGGTGCTCATTGGGGTGCTGATGCCGTAGGAGGTGCAATTAATTTTAGAACAACTATTGATTATGAAAAAAAATTAAATATTTCAGGAAATCATAATGATAAAACAATTAGTGGAAATTATTATACTAATATAAATGACTTTGATATATCTCTATCAGCAGGACAACATCAATCAGAAAATATATCAGCACTCTCTGGTGCTAATGAAAAAGATGGAACAGAAAATAAATCACTTTCTATTAATGCAAGTAAATGGTATGATTTATTAAATTGGAGAACAAGTTTTTTTACAAGAAATACATTTACTGATTTAGATGGACATAATGTGCTTGTACAAAATGATAAATGGTCTAATAATACGTTTTATGCTTTTCAAACAGGACTAGATTATAAAAATAGCAGTTTAACTTTACATACACACCAATATGACAGGAACTATGATGACAATTATTATAAAAGTGAAAACTATACACTAAAGGCTACACAACAATATGAAAACTATGGTTTTGGATTTGATTATAAACACAATGAATCATTTAGTAGCCAACATCACAATTTAGGATATTTTTTTAATTTATCATACGATATATTTTCTTATCATCATAGATTTGATGAAGAACATGAAACCTATAAGTTAGGATTTTTCAAAGAGATACAAGACGGGTTAAGTATAAGTGGAAGTACATCTACAAGTTATAAAGATAAAACTACTTGGACAGCTATAGAATATGGTGAAACACAAGAATTAACTTTAACTAAAAATAATTTTTCAACAACAGTTTTTAAAAATGATGTAGGCAATTTAAATACGGACGGTATCGAATTTGCTTATAATCTAAATGATATTAAATTTTTTGCAAGTCATCTTAACAGTAAAACAAACGATACGGTAACATTAAGACGTCCTAATTGGTCACTAGGATTTATTCATAATTATGATTTTAAAAACAACTTTTCACTAACCACAAACTACAAATACAAAGGTGAACATTTAGATGTACATAATTCTAATTGGTCAACAATATCAATGCCTAAAACACATTTACTAGATTTAAATATAGGTTATGATTATTATGGAATAAAATTTGGTGTAAGTGTAACAAATCTTTTAAATGAAAACTATGAGTCACCTCACGGATTTAACCAAGAAGGTAGAAAATTAACTTTAGGATTTAACAAATCTTTTTAACTTTGAACAGCTATGTTATTATGTTTGTTTAGTTTATCTAAATCTTGTTGATAATGCTTTACTTTATCTAAAGCGTGTTGTTGAAACTGATAACCTAGGTCTTGTGCCAACTTCATCAATCTTTTAAATCTATCAAATCTAATTGAAAAATCTGAATTTTCGTTTTTCCAATGATAACCAAATTCTGAATTAAATAAATCTCTATGTTCAAAATCTAATGGTGTGTTTTGAAAAGTTATCATTATATGGTGAGAGATAGTAATTTTTTTAGCATACTTTTTATACTTTCTCAACATATCTAAAGTTTCTTCAAAGTCTTTTTCTGTTTCTGTAGGATAACCACATATAAGTAAAAACTTCATATCAATATTACGTTCACCTAAATTTGTAACAAAATATTCTATGTCGTCATTACTAAACTTTTTTTTCATATGATGTCTTACTTGTTCACTACCTGACTCTATACCCATTTCTAATACACCACAACCAGATTTAGATAAGTTATCAAAGTCTTGTTGAGAGAAAGTCTTTTTATCTCTAACAATAAATTGAGCGTCCCATTTTATTTTTTTCTCTCTATTTGCTAACTCGTGGCATAAATCTCTAAAATGTTTCATTGATCCATTAATTAAAGAATCAGAAAATACTATCTTATCAAAACCTGTAGCATTAGCAACTTGGTGCATATCATCAGCAATTTTTTTACCTGTCTTCCATCTATACTTTGGCCATATTGACATAACATCACAAAAGGTACACTTACGAACACATCCTCTACTACCAGATATAACTGCTCTATCATATTTGTGTTGATGTATTGTATCTGAATAATCAGGTGGTGGCAAACTTTCTATATCTTCCATTTGTACAGGATCTCTACCATTAATACCAGGAAAGTCTAAATCACCTTCTAAAAATGCTTTAAGAGCGTGTTCTTCACCTCTTATAAAATGTTTTCTTGGCCAATTCTTATCTACACCAGACCCACCAAACAATACGTTCTTATAAGGTTCAGCAAGTTTTAAAGCATCATCTTTTTGTAGAAAAGAAAAGACAGATATGCCTAACCATTTATATTCGTACTTTGCAATTTCTTTGTGTATGTTTTCTAAAGTATCTAATTGATTGCCATCTATGACTTTAACTTTATAACCAAAAGGTTCTAGGTAACCTTTTATAAATGCAGGACCTGGTGCAGGTTTACCTTTATCCATTCCTGGTAAAGATGTAATCACTAAATCATAAATCATTGCAATGCGCCTACAATATGAATCCTATCTATTTTTGAACAGTTTAAAGCTGTGTGATTTTTTGTAGTATCTACAACATATGCTGTACCATCAGCAGGTAAATGTATTCTATCTTCATCTATTAGTAAGAAACAATGAGGGTGTGTATAAACTGGTATGTGTAATCTTTTTGTTTTATCAGCGTGCCATAGATAACAACTTTTAGGCCTCATTTTCATTAATCGAGTTCTTACTAATTTATTTTGTTTTATAATATTATTAATATAAGGTATATCATCAAATAAAGGAATATTGTAAGTATGTTCTGTATGGTCTACATCATATCCTTTATCAGCACCTTCTTCAGGATCCATTTCTTTTGAGTAACCTTGTAGATACAATTGTTTTTCGTATTTTGGTAGTCTTTTCAGTTCTTTTTTAATGAGTTCTAAATCATATAACATACAGATATTTAGTCTATAAATATTGACGTAATTGAAAGGATATGTTATAATAGTATTATGAAAAATGTAAATATAGTATGTACAAGTAAACCTGGTGATGGCCTTTTAAGATATAGTTATGAACATTGTTGTTATCTTAATAATTTAGGCCTTGATATTAAAGCCAACTTAATAATTATACCAAACAAAAATCACACACAACAAGATTATATTGACGCTTTAACGGAACAATATACTAAAGTTGAAAACATAATTTTTGATTTTTATATAGCTAAACCTGAAGACATAACTTTAGTTATGGGTAGAAGTATGGTCACTTTAGCTCATTTAGACTATATTCAATATAGTGAAACACAAAAATTAACGTTACATCAATTATTCAATAATAAAATTATATCTGTATATTCTGAAAATCATCCCAAAGATTATGATTTAGCTTTTAAAAGATTTAATCCTAAAAAAATTATTGACTTATGTGATTTTGAAGTTTATCCAAATGGTGTAGGACATCAATTTGAAAAAATTATAAATTTTAGCATATATAAATCTTTTAAACACGATATAAAATATCAGTATTTATTTTTAGGAACAAATAAAACTTATTATGAAGCAGTTGAGGATGTTATTAGTAAAAACTGGCTTTTATATCAATCACATGGTATTATAACTTATCCAGACAAATATTTAAATCCAAAATATAATAATTTAAATGTGCCAGTAAAAAATCTATTAGGTTCGTTTGAAACATATGTTTATACAAAACCTAATTTTGATCCTGCACCACGTATTATACAAGAATGTAAATATTTTGGTAAAAAAGTGTTATATTTAAGAGATAAAGAAATACAAGATGGTGGTCCTGTTTATTGGAAAAGACCTGCAAATTGTTTAACTGATAAACGAAATGAAGATAAAATATCAAACTTGATAACCGCAATCTATAAAATGTAATGTATAATAACTCAAACTTTATAAACAAAATAAAACCACAATTATCATCTTTCTTCCACGAACAATTTTTTACAAGAGATGATGGAGAGAATCCTGGTATCAATGTTGATTTATCAGCTAGATGTGGATTAGAGTGTATGAGATGTCAAAGACAAACTTACTATAAAAATAATAAAGAAATACCTGGCCATGATTTAACAATAGAAGATTTTAAAAAAATAACTGATATGTTTAAAACAATAAATTTCTGTGGTCAATTATCTGATCCTGTACATAATGAATATTTTATTGATATATTAAGATTATGTAAAATGAAAAACGTAGGTGGTACTATACACAATGCTTCATCTTTAAAATCTAAAGAATGGTACATAGAAGCATTTAAAGCACATCCTGATATGAAATGGGTATTTGGTATAGATGGTCTGCCTAAAGATAGTTTTAAGTATAGAGTAAACCAAGACGGTGAAAAATTATTTGATATAATGATAGAAAGTAAAAAATATTTAAACACTACACCTTTTTGGCAATACATTATATTTTCTTATAATGAAAATGATATAGATGAAGCAAGAAAAATAGCACAAAATAATGGCGTTAACCTTAATCTTACTTATTCATCAAAATGGTTTTCTGAAGACGATCCTTTAATGCCTAAAAACAAAGATTATAGAATATGGTCTAACCAATATGGAGGCATAAATGAAGTTTAGACCTAAATGTATGAATACTACTACACAAATGGCTGTAGATAATAGAGGTAGATTATTACCTTGTTGTTATATTGATACACCTAAATGGATTGAATATCCTGAAATTAAAAAGTTATTAAATGTTAGTGACATAAGTAAAAATAAAAGTTTAAAAGATATAATAACTTCAGATGAATGGAAAGAGTTTTATAATACTTTAAAAGAAGGTGATTTAGACAAAATACCTGCAGTATGTAAACATCATTGTTTAGATGATGGTGAAGATAAAATAAAAATAGAAGAATGGTTTGATCCATCTGGTAATATGTTTGAAAGAAAAGGTAAATGAGCGATATATCATTTTATAGAAGATCAAAAAAAGGTATAAACATTGATATAAGTAATAGGTGTCCACTAGAGTGTATGAGATGTCAAAGACAGACCAACTTTACACTTGAAGGCAGAAAAGTTTATGGTCGGGATGCTACGATGGATGAAATTAAAAAGTTATCTGATTATTTTTCATCATTTAATTTCTGTGGTCAATTATCTGATCCTGTACATCATCCTAAATTTGTTGAAATATTAGAATATCTTTATAAAAAAGGAACACAAGTTACAGTACATAATGCCTCATCACAAAAGCCTAAAGACTGGTATATAAAAGCATTTAAAGCTCATCCTAAAGCAAAATGGATATTTGCAATAGATGGTCTGCCTGAAGAAAGTAATATGTATCGCATTAACCAAGATGGACAAAAGTTATATGAAATTATGTTAATGTCAAAAGAATATTTACAACAAACACCATCTTGGCAATTTATAGTGTTTAGTTATAACGAAAACAATTTAGAAAAGGCAAAACAAATGGCTGTAGAAAACGATTTAATGTTTATAGTTTTACATTCATCTCGTTGGATGGGAGAAGATGACCCATTAAGACCAAAAGAAAAAGAATTTAATTTAGGATATAAAGGATATATTAGACCTTATGAAAGATAAAAAAGATAAATTAGAAGGTAAATTTGTTGCCCAATGTATGAATGGTAAAATGCAAATGGCAATGAGTAATAGAGGCCATTTATTACCTTGTTGTTGGTGTGACCAAGAGTGGACATTAAACACACCTTTATTTCAAAAAATGTTAAAAGTAAGTAAAGTAAGTGAAGTAGAAAACATAGATGAGATAGTATTATCAGATGAATGGAGAGAATTTGAAAAAATAATGAAAGAAGGTGAGGCAGGCGACCATAGTAGAGTGCCTAAAAACTGTTTATATCATTGTCTAGTTAGACCAAATGATAATATAAAAATAGAACATCATTTAGACGAAAAAGGTAAATCAATAGTAAAAAATAAAGTATGAAAAAACTAATAGTAAGTGGTTGTAGTTGGGGAGATAAAAATTTTATGTCTTCATTTCATCCTGAAATGGATTGTGATTGGCCTAAATGGCCTGAAATACTGGCAGAAAAAGTTAATATGGAACCTATCAATCTTTGTAAATCTGGTGCAGGACAAGAATATATTTACAGTTCTATATCTGATTATTTACAAAAAATACCTAAAGATGAAATAGGTTATGTTATAGCTGCTTGGTCAACAGCTCCGAGACGTTGTTATCAAATAAAAAATAAATGGTCAAATGATAGGCAAGACATAAGAGGAGATTTATCTTATTGGACAAATAGAAGTATTAGATATCAGTATGCCTTTCAAAATCTTATGGAACAAGAAAAACTTCCTTACATACATTTTCAAATGATTAGTTTATATAGAGGCCTTGTGTGGGAAATAAACAAACGACAATATGAAAAAAACAACAGTAAAGATTTAAAATTAAATACTAATAATATAGTTTTAGGTTCTTTATATAAAAAATTAAAAAATGAAACACTTGAAACCCTAAAAAGCACAAAATACAAATTTAATGATAAACACCTTAATTGGCCAACTGATGAAGAATTAGGAGGATTTAGTATAGAGTTTGGTATATTAAATGAAAGTCATAAAATATCAGAATTAGATAGACACCCTAATGGAGCTGGTCAACAAAAAATAGCGGAGTACTTATATGACAGGTTGGGATAGAGATTATCTAGCAAACAAAGAAGAATATTTAAAACTTTTTGATAACGCAATGCAAAAAGAAAACGAAAGAAACATTGAATTTTTAGAAAAACATATTTTAAAAATTATTAATAGAAAATATGCTGTAACGTGTGCTAGTGGCACAGACGCTTTACGTTTTGCTTTAATGGCACTTAATTTAGGACCTGGTGATGAAATAATGACTACAAACTTTTCTTGGATATCTACAGCTTCTTGTATAACAATGGTAGGAGCAACACCTGTATTTTGTGATGTTGATTTAGAAACTTATCATATGTCAATTGATAGTATTAAACGTATGTATTCTGATAAAGTAAAAGCAATAGTTTATCCACATCTGTTTGGTAACATATCTGATATGACAGAAATACAAAACTTTTGTGAAGAAAAAAATATAAAACTAATAGAGGATGCTTGTCAGTCATTTGGTGCAAATAGAAATGGTCAGTATGCAGGAACATATGGTGACATTGCAACATTAAGTTTTAATGCAAATAAACCTGTTGCTGGGATTGCTGGTGGTGGTGCTGTTTTATTAGACAACAAAACTCAAGCAGACTTTGTTAGAAAATTAAGAAGACACGGTAACAATGAAGTATTAGGTTATAACTCTAAAATGTTAGCAATCAATGCTGAATTTATTAATTTTAGAATAGAAAAAATGCACGAATGGCAAGATAAAAGATTTAGAATAGCTAAAAGATATGATAACAATTTAAAAGATATAGTTACACTTCAAAAAATAGATGAAGGTGTTAATCATTGTTATCACAAATATGTTATTAGAGTTAAAAATAAAGAAATAAGAGAAATCTTAAAGAAAAGACTAGGTGCAGCTGTACACTATCCTAATCCTATATCGGAAAATGTAATGTATAATTCTATTATACATAGAAAAGATAGCTGCTTGAATAGTCAACAAATATGTGATACAATATTAACATTACCTATTCATCCATATTTAACAAATGATGAAATAGATAATACTTGTAATATAATTATGGCAACAGTATGAATGAAATAATAATTAGTCCGTCTTTTGAAACTTTTTGTTACTTTGATGATAACAATAATATGATTGACATAACAAATAAAATACCTTTTAGACTTTTACTGTTAATTAAAAAGATGAGATATATTTTTGGCGATAATGTAGTGCTTGATAAGTCTTTGATAACAGATGACATTGAGGATATCTATCATTATATAATAGAAAAAGCCTATGAAAGATCAGACTACATATTTGAAGAAATAAATTTTAAAGATAAAGCAAAAGAAAAATTGTTATCTGCTTTCAATAAATTCTTTTTTGAAAAGTTTAATAAATGAAAACATTAAAAGAAATACAAGAAAACTATTTAGCCATAGACTTTTTTATGTCTATGTCTTGTAATAAATCGTGTCACTACTGTACAAGTTATACTTTAGAAATGAGAAACTTGACAGTTGATATGGATTTCCTAAAACAAACACTAGACTATTTAAAAAATTATAAGATACGTGTTTGTCTTCTAGGTGGTGAGCCAGGCCTAATTAAAAATTTAGATGATGTAATTAACGAAGTAAAAAAATACCCTAACTTTGTATGTTCAGTATTGTCCAATTCATTTATAAGAAAAAGATATCCACACGTGTTAGAAGATCCAGAGATATTATATATTGAACACTCAACACTTGATTTTTATGAAGATAGAATTGAAAAACTAGGAAACTTTCCTTGGTTACCTGAAAATAATCTTAATAACTATAATCTGGTTGTTAAAACACCTAATTACTTTGAATACAAAGATAACTTTCCTGAAGATATGAAAGCTATAAATCATAAAAACACAATGTTTAAATCATTTAATGGTAGAACACCTAATAAAGATGATGTAACTAAAGTGCATACCCAAGCAGATGAAATAGATAGAAAAATGTGTGCAGCTTTTCCTATGGTACCTGTTATTAATTTTGAAACAAGAAAACTTGTACATTGTAGTAAAAAATTTGCTAACAATTTAATTCATTCAAAAGAGTTTGAGATTACACAAGACAATATAGATAAGATGATGAATTTTAGACTATTTAAATATGAAAATTATTGTAAAAATTGTATGGAATGGGTGCAACCTAAAGGACATTTTCCGGTATCAAAATATGCGAGTGTATTAAATGGTTAAAATCAATGCAGTAGCTTTAAATCTACACGATCATAATACTTATGACGGTGTATTTCATAATCAAAGAGAAAGACACACCAGATTTAAACATAATTTACCTTATCACGCTGAAGCATACAATCATCAATCAGACATATTAAATCCTGGTGATTATAGATTAAATGATGAATTTACTGAAAAATATTTTAAAAAACCTGATAATGGTATATTAGCATTTACTTATACTTTTGGAGGTATAAGAAAATCTAAAGAAGAACTACTAAAGACTATTTTAAAAGGCCATGATGAAATATTTAATTATAATCCTAAAACTTTGTGGGATAATTATTACAAAGACAGCATTTACTTTATAGACCATCATCAATCTCACGCAGCCTATGCCTTCTTAAATTCAGGTTTTTTAGAGTCAGATATACTTGCTATTGATGGAATAGGTTCTAAATTTAGATGTGTTTTTTTTGATAAAGATTATAATTTGATAGATTTATCAGAAAAAGTACCTATTGGTTGGTTATGGAATCATATGTCAAATCTTACAGGTTTTGGCACACTTGGTGCAAGTAAACTTATGGGTAAAGTTGGATATGGAAAGTATAGCGACTACTATTATAACACCTTTGAAATTATATTTGACGGCCCTATTACAGAAAGAAAACAAGAACATTTTAAAGAAATTGATATAGATAAACATGGAATTGATGATCTTGCATTTACCTTACAAAAATTTACTATTGATAAAATTAAAGAGTATGTATTACCACTAAAAACAACTAATAAATTATGTATTGCTGGTGGTGTCGCATATAATGGATATATGAATGAAATGTTTACTGAATATTATGATGATGTATTTGTACCACCTGCTGTAGGTGATGAAGGACAAGCTATAGGTGTTTATCAACACGCTGACTATATGTTAAATAAAAACATACATAAATCAAACTTATATGCTGGCAAAGAATACGAATTTACTGGTGATGAGAAAGTAGATTATAGAGAAGTAGCACAAGCAATTGCTGATGGTAAAATAGTAGGTTGGTTTCAAGGCAAATCAGAAAGTGGTAATCGTGCATTAGGTAATAGAAGTATTTTAGCAGACCCACGCAATCCTGACATTAAAGATATTATTAATAGTACAATTAAAATGAGAGAAGATTTTAGACCATTTGCACCTGCAGTATTAGAAGAACACTATAAAGAATATTTTGATACAAGATTGCCTAGTCCATATATGAGTAGAATATGTAAAGTTAAAACTGATAAAGTGCCTGGTATCACACACGTTGATGGTACGGCCAGAATACAAACAGTCAATAAAAACGATAATGAAAAGTTTTATAAATTATTATTAGAGTTTTGGTGCATTACAGGTATACCTATGTTATTAAATACAAGTTTTAACTGTCAGGAACCAATTGTTGAAACACCTAAACAAGCCATCAGAACTTTTAAAAGAACAGCACTAGACTTGTTAGTTATAGGAGATTATATAATAAGAAAATGATTGATAAGATAGATTTAAATTTATTTAAAAGAATTATACACGAAGGCAGACACAACGTTGATCTTTTAGACTCATATAGTATAAATCAATTTAGAGCAAAAGAAAGACTAATTAATCACGTTGAAAAATTAGGCATTGTAAACGAAAGTAGTGAGATAGTGATTATGGGTGGTTGGTATGGTAGTATATTTTTACCTGCGTTTAAATATGTAAAGAAGATTACCTTAATAGACTCAGATAAAGAAGTTATTAACCTGGCTACAAATAGATTATTCTATGATTATGACAATGTAGAATTTATATGTGATGATGTGTTTGAAACATTTAAAGAAAAACAATTTAAAAATGTTGACTTGTTTATTAATACTGCTTGTGAACATATGCGACCTATGAAAGAATGGGGACCGTTAGGACCTAGATCAAAACATTTTAATTCAAAGTTTGGTGTACCTGTTACACGTAAAGAAGCATGGTGGGATAGAGTTGCACCTACACACTTTGCGTTTCAATCTAATAATATGTTTCATATACCCACCCATATAAATTGTTGTGATACTATTGAAGAATTTAAAGAACAGCTGCCAAATAAAGAATTTAATGGCGTTGAATCTAAAGTGCTTGTAGAAGATAAAATTAAAGATGAGCGTGGCACAAGATTTTTATTAATAGGTGAGATGAGATGAAAAGAGTAATATTCAGTTTTTATATTGACATACCAAAAGAACAACTAGATATATTTGATAAGGATTTACTTATTATAAAAAATCAAAAGGCCAAACCTATAAACTACATAACTAAAGATGAACTGAAAAAACATTATATAAGACTTTTAGTGTCAAAAGAAGCATATGCTAAAAAACTAGGCTATGATTTTAAGTTGTTTGAGTATGATACAAATTGGATTTTGTTTGAAAATCAATTAAAAAATAAACATCCATATCTGACAACCTACAATATTGTTAATTTTTACAAATTACATTTATTATATGAACTGTCAAAACAATATGATGAAATTCTTTATTTAGATTTTGACGTTGTACCTATGCAAAACATAGACTTTTTTGAACATTGGGATTTATCAAAAGGTATTGCTGTGCTAAACAATAATGATAGAGTGTTAGTGCCAGAAAAGGTAAATGAAGCCTCAACTACGATAAGAAGTCCTACAGCAAAATTTTATAACGCTCAAGCAATGTTATTTGAAAAGGGATTAAGTACAAAAAATGATGTAATTAATACAGGTATAGTGGGTGCAAACGCTGAATACTTAAATAGATTAGCATATTTTAAAGACTTTGATAAAAACTTAAAACTAATGACAGATTTAACGAAAGAATCAGACTTACATCCACCTAAAATTACAAAGTTTTTTGGTTGGGATAATGAAACTTTATTTGCAGTAAAAATAAAAGAAAATGACGTACCTATTTTATGGTTGGATGATAAATGGCATTATTTTTTTTCAAATCAATATTACGTACCTAGTAAAACTATATTATGCCATACTATTAATAAAAAATTTGACGTAGTATGGAGAGCAATGGATGCTTAAAATCTGTACAGTATATTTTGATGGTTTCTATTCACCAGATTACATTACTAGATTACACGATAGTTTAAGAAAAAACTCAACAATAGATTTTCAATTTATATGTTTAAGTGATACAGATGTCAAAGCCGATTTAGTTTTACCTTACAATCATAATAGTAATATAGTAAAACATTGGCATAAACTAAAATTTTTTAGTCCACAATTTGCATATCAAAATCCAGGTGATGATATTATTATTATGGACATAGATCAAGTTATTGTTAATAACATAGACGATCTATTAAACTATCCAGTAGAACAAAATGAGCTAGTTACTTATGGTCAATGGTGGACAGATAGGTTAAAGTTTAATGGCGGATTCTATAAATTTAAGTCTGGCAGTTTAAGAAAAATATGGGATGACTTTGTACTTAATCCTGAGTTTTGGCAACTACATTATTATAATAAAGGTATTGTGCATAAGAAATATTATGGTGAACAAAACTATGTAAATAACAAAGTAAATGAACACAACTATAAATTAACTTTAACGCCAAGTGAATGGATTACAAAATACACAGATGATTATAAAGAAAATTTAAAGCTAAATAAAATGTATATGCAAAAGTTTAATACTGATTATATGATATTAGACAAAGAAGTAAACGACAAATTAAAAGTTATACACTTCACAGGTGTAGGAAGAAAAATAAATGAGAATTATTTGCTGTAGATTTGGTAATAAGTTTAATCAATGGCACGTTGACAACTTAAAACATATGATAGATAAATACTCTGGCCTAAAGTATGATAGTTTTGAAGTTATAGAAGATGATCTATATGGCAATTGGTTTAATAAGCTTCAAATGTATGACAGATTTAGAGATGATGAAAATCTATATTTTGATTTAGATTTAGTTATCTATGATAAACTTCCCAACCTTATAAGAAAAAACTTTACATTATTAGATGATACATGGTGGAGAGAACCTGCTCACACACCCTTAAACTCATCTATTGTATCTTGGACAGGTGATGTATCTTACATATGGGATAAATTTAAAAAAAATGATGAATTTTTTATTAGTACATATACTAGGGGTAGTGATGAATGGTATTATAAAAATATTGAATATGAAACATACGATAAAGTATGTCCATCAATTAAAGATTATACCTATCAACAACCACCTCAATTTAGTGTTTGTACATTAGGTCAAATGCACCATCTACAAGAAAAAGGATGGACAGGTTGGTATTCTAATTATTTTTTACCCATACATTGAAGAGCTGCTGAGATAATATCTAATTTATTTTTACCTTTTCTTAATTCTTTTTTAGCATCCTCATTTGTAGAATCTTTTATAGAGTCTAATTCAAATAAAGCAAGTTTTAAAGCAAAAACGTGATCGGCGTCATCCTGATCCTGAAATAAAGAAGTTACTAAAGTTGGATAAAATTTAGTATCAATTTTTTCACTATCCATAATAAGACCATCTTTTTGTGCAATTCTTATCACAGATTCTTCAAATAGTTTTCTTTCATTTTTATGTTTTTGATAAGTTGACTCGTGCAACTGTTCAAGGTCCATAAATTTTGATAAGGCTTTAAATTGTTCTCCATTTTCATCATATGGTATAATGGTAGTAAAAACTTTTTTCTTATCTTCAGTTGTTGTTTGCACTTCTATATTTTGTCGTTCATTGTCTATAAAATATGCAGTTAAAAAATTATCTTTTAAATATTCTTCAGTTATCATTTCGATTCTCCTTTATATAGTTATATAAGTCAATTTTTGGTGACCATCCAATTGTATTTAGTAGGGTATTATCAGCAAGGTTATCTAATCGTTCAAACGCATTTCCCACAACACGTTTACAATCAATTTTAAAATAATCCATCAACTCTATAAGATTATTTGTTTTTCCTGAACCTATATCTGTAATACCCTTTAAGTTTGATTTAATCAAACTGTCTATCGCTCTCACTAAATCGTCAACGTGTATAAAATCTCTACTATGATTTGTGTTAATGTAAGGAACATCATTTCGTAATATTCTTGGTATTAACATTGTATCTCTAGCATTAGGACCATATACAGTTGTAAATCTCATACCAACACTATTTTCTGGAGCAATTTGCTCAAGGCTATATTTGCTCATAGCATATGGATTTTTCCAAGGCTCGTGTGCTGTTGATGAACTTGCGTATAAGATTCTTGTGTCTTTGAAATAATCAAAAAGTCTTTGACCTGCGATTACATTTTGTTCCCAATATTCTGTAGGTCTATCTAAACTATCTCGTACACCAGAAAGGCCAGCAAGATGTATAACTAAATCTACGTTATATTTTAAGTCGCAAGTAAGCAGATCATTGCCTGTTTGTTTATCCAGACAAATTACTTTGTGATTAATTTTTAAAAAGTTGAATAGATGTTGGCCTATAAAGCCTTCACTACCAGTTAATAATATATTCATAATTCATAATATAGTTTTTAAATCTATTTATTAAGATTTAATAATTCGTAAATAATATGTGTTAGCTGTTGTTGGTGTACCATCAGGAAACTCTTGTGCTCTATAGTCATCAGCGTTTACAAACAATTGTTGATAATTACCAGAACCATTTAAAATAGTATCTGCAATACCAGAACCTCTTGTATTACCTGTTGCTGTAGTTCCTAAAGTGTAACTAATAGCATAACCGTCAACAGACGAAGCTGCTGTATATCTTATCCATTCAGATATTAATGAGTCAAATGCAGCCGTTGTATATTCTTTAACGTTATTAGAAGCATCCAAGAAGTACGGTTCAGTATATGTAGCAGTTACACCATCAATTCTATGTAAATAATAGTTTGTAACTGTTGTTGGTTGGTCAAGCGTTTCAGGAATACCAGCAGCAGTATATAAAGATGTATCTGCTCTTGTATCTGAAAAGATTGGTGTTGAAGCACCAGACACTTCAGTTGAACCTGCAACAGAAGCTGCAGTTGAAATGTGATATGTTCCAGCTTGTGATGATGTTACTGAACCAGAAGTTAACAAGTCAATCGCAGGATGTAAAAATGTATCTTTAACATCTGTTAAAGACATTGCTTGAATTTGACCACTTGCATTATAATACACAGGCCAAGTTTTACCAGTATCACTTGTAGGTGTTACTGTAGCATTTGTTGAATTAATTTTAGCGTATGTTATTGTAACTGTACTAGGTTCTGCTGTTGTGGCTTCTGAGGGATATTCAGCAGCGCCACCATCTCCAGCAACTCCGTCACCAGCTGATGTTGAATATGCTCCCGCTTGTTTTCTTGTATCTGTAATACTTCCGATGTTACCACCAGAACCTACAACAGATAAAGTAACACCAGGACTTAATGAATATTGATAGACTGCTCTAGCTACGATTGCATCAACCATAGTAGTGTCCATCTCTCGTAAGTCTCCGCTTACGTTGTATAAAGGTTTTCTTACTGCCATAATTTCTCCATTTTTTCCTATGGTACCACTTTCATATAGTAAGTACCTTACTTATTTCTATATTTATAAATGTATTAAGCTCCAGCTCCATACATAGTTTTTACTACTGTTCCTGCAGAGTCTAATATCTGCAAAGATACTACACTTTTTAGTTGATCCTGACCTATAGCATCATTTGCCATATTTGCCTCAACTATTGTATCAGTTCCTATCATACTTCCAGTTATTACTCCTGAACTACCTGTAGTTATTACTGTACCATCTTCGTTTGGTAGTGTAATTGTTCTATCAGCAGTAGGGTCTGTAACTGTTAATATTGTTTCAAATGCGTCATCTGTTGTACCTTCAAAAATTAATTTGAAAGTTGCATTTAAATTTATATCAGATCCAAATCTTACAGGACCTGTTGTATTTATTATGTTTGTATTAGCTACTGATGGATTAATTTGTGTAGATCCTGCTGTAATTGTTCCAGACGCTGTTACGTTATCATTTATTGTTACAGTATCACTATCAGTTGAAGAAATTGTATTTCCAGAAACATCAATAGTGCCTAATCTATGTGTACCTGAACCATTTGCAATAAAATTGCCAGAAATTGTAACATCATTAGGTAGTGAAAATGTAACTGTATCTGTAGCTGAAACTGTAGCTGTAACTTGATTAGCTGTACTTGCAAAAGTAATTGTTTGAGTATTAGAAACTGTTTGAGTATTTGAGCCGTCAGTAATATCAAATCCTAAACTTCCAGAAATAGAAGTATATAACTCATTTACAGCACCAATTACTGATGTTGCAGTAATACCAGAATCAAGTGTAGCAATATCACCAAAATCTTGTGATGATAACGCATTAAACTCGGTTCTAAATTCTTCGAGTGTTTGTGTTGCTGATATTGTTCTTGCGGCCATTATTTTTTAATTACCTCTTTTAATAATTTTTTAATTTCAAATAATTCATTTTTTAAAGTATTTATCTCTTTTACTGTATCTCTAAATAAGTCACCTTGTTTTTGTCTATTCTTGTGACGTGACATATAAGTTTGATATTCACTTTTGTTTACATTTACAATTGCGTTAGAACTTGTATCTCTAACTAAACTTGCAAAACCTTCAACTTGTAATTTTGTCATATTAGATAGCCAATGCAATACCTCTCATATCTCTCAATACAGGTGGATATGATGAATTGGTTCCTTTCATTACTATTTTAAGTTGGAATGATGTAAAGTCGTGTATATTGGTTGCTGAATATTTGTATTCTCTAAACGTACTATCATCCTCAGCAGGTGTTATTGATACGTCAGGACTTCCGTCTGTGTTAAATGGTGTCCAACTTATATCGTCAAGTTGTCTTTCTTCATCTGGTCCTGAAACTCTAAAATACATTTCTACTTCAGATGTTGCTCTAATGTTTGCAGTCAATCTTATATCTAATGCTTTAGAGTTGTTTTCTAAAATAACTGGTTTAGTACAATACACAGCAGCTGATGATGTTCCTAAATTATTTGTATCAGCAAGATAATCTGGAGTATTGCTTGAAGTAGGACTATTTAATCTATTTGAAATTGTAAACGCACTCATTCTTTGAGTATCTAATACAGGAGAAAGTTTAGTATTTGTAGTTGTCATTTCTAATATTGTATAGAAAGATTTGCCAACACCTTTTGCAGTAACACCTAATACAGTATCTCCTGACTCATTTATTTCACTTGCAACCATTTGAGGTGATGTGAAAAATAAGTTATCATTATGTACAACGGCAAGTTTATTTGCAGCTGATGTCAATGTAAATTGTGTTTCTGATCCGTGTACTGATTTACCTGTAGATGTTCTTACAAAATAATCTATAGTTGTGCCAGGTACATTCATTGTTTGAATACCACCTAAATTTAAAACATCAAATGTTCTATTTTGAGTTGCTGTAACTGTAGCACCACCAATATCACCTGTTGCAGTTGCTGTACCAGAACCTAAAGTTATATCATAACTGTCTAAAGTTACATTTGAAATGCTTGTATATGTTCCATTAATTGGATCTGTAGTTGTATCTATTCCATTGTATGTTCCACTTGAAATACCAGCAATCGTAACATTATTATTAGTTCCATACATACCGTGATTTGGATGAAATACTCTAATAACTGACGAGCCATTTGTTGTTCTTAAAGGATTATTTTTAAGTGTTCTTGTAGATAAAGTATCATTTGTTAAAGTAACTGTACCTGTAACTTGACTAAATTCTGCTCTTCTCAATTTGAATTTCATATCTTCATTTTGTTCAGCAGACCATGTCATACCATTTTGAGATTTAAATAATACACCAGCATAAGGTTGAGCCGATATTGTTCTATTTGAGTCTAATGATGTTTCACCTATTCTTGCTACGTAAGCATTGTAATCTTGTGAGTTAGCCATTACAACAAAACAATACTCTATGTTGTTTTGTATATACACTGGACTTGAAAATGTAAATTTAGTTGCAACAGTACCATCTGTACTTGTATTTACATCACCAGGATTTAAAGTTACTTCCGAGAATGGTAATATTTTTTGTCCTGGATAACCATTAACAACATCTCTAACTTGAACTGTAACTGGTATAGCACTATCTTTCGTACTAAAGAATATATCAATTGAGGTTAAGAATACTCCACCCTCATCATCAATTAAAAATGTTTGTGCTAAAGGATCGTGGTAAGCAACTTGTCTTTCTTCCGTTCTTGTAGATGTTCTTGTAATAGACTGTGTTTCAGTAACACTTCTCATTTCAACACGAGCTTCTCTACTTGATAAAATAGTTTCTCTTACAGTTTCTAATAATCCTCTTGCAACATACTCAACATTTGCAGCTGTTTCTACGTTTGCATTTGTTAAACTATTTGAAGAAGAACTTGTTAATCTGAATAATCTTTGACCTGTTCTCCATCTAGGATTTGAACTAGTTTTAGGATCAGGTATTGCAAAAGTACCTTCAACTTTACCATTTGAATCTGTAATTAAATTACCACCCAATGAACCACCATCAGGTGTTACATATGAAGATATGTCAACATTATCAAAGAATGGATAAACTTTTGTATTTGGTTTTAATCTTGTTGCAACAAATGTTAATGTTCTACTTCTAATAAAAGGAACAAATGCAACAGAAACAACTCTATCACCGATTGATGTTCTTACTGTTTCTGGTATTGCAACTGCTCTAATTCCTGTTCTTGTTTGCGATACTTGTTGAGCAGTAGTTACTTCTTCTTTTGCAATTACTCTCCAACCATGACCACCTCTTTTTTCATATGTACCAACTCGTCTTCTTTCAGTTTCTATAGGTCTTCCTGTCCATGTATCTTGCCATGAATTCCAAACTGTTGACATAGGAAATTCAGATAACTGTCCACTATTGCCAGTTTGTCTTGTTAAGTTATCCCAACTACCATTAGGATTATTAATAACGAGTTCTGGTGCTCTTTCTGTTTCTTTCCATTCATCTCCTGGAGGTGTTAATTCTATTGAACCTATCCATGTAAATACACCAAACGGATTGACGTTGATAGCTTTACTTGCATAAGGTTGATCTATTAAAGTTGCTTCTGTATATGGTAAAGTTATTAGATCACCAGTCTTTTGATAATTTGATGTTGTTCTATCAGTTGCAGTAATTTCTGTACCATCATCATCTCTTTCAATTAACTGTATAGCATCTTCGTGGAATGTAGGTCGCATTTCACCCTTTGCATAGTCAATAGAAACTTTATAATCTTTATTTCCTATATCTCCAATATTGTGACCTGTAAAGTTATCTACTACGAAACCATTTTTAAATCTATCAAAACCATTTGAGTCTTGTATTTGTAAATTTTGTGCAGCTGTTTCTAATAATGAAAGTTGAGTATAATACTCTACAGTATCAATTCTACTTTCTATACGACCAATATCCCTCATTGTATATCGTTTATTATCAACGTGTTCTATTCCAACTTCCGAAGTGTCTAAAGTATATGACGGTATGTACAATGTGTATAAATGCATTGCATTATCTAAAGTGCCAGGAACTCTAGGATTAATTGAACTTGCACCTTTTAATACTTTAAAGTTACCATCTTTATCTAAAAATATTTTGTCAACTCTTCCTAAATAATATTCAAAATCTGATCTTACGTCAGAATTAAATTTAATTGGTTGTACTACTGAAGCACCTGTACCATCAAATGATCTATCTTGTACTCCAGAATCTATTGTTGAAGCGTCATCTACTCTTGGTCTAAAATCTAAACTATCTCTTAACTCATATCTTACACCTGTTGTTGAAGAAGTATAAGATGGAATATTTTCATAATCAATAACTCCTGAATATGAGTCAACATCAAAGTAATCACCAGAACTGTGAGTGAAATAATCAAAGTCAATCAATAGTCTACCTGTCGGTGTTACTTCACCATCTTTTAATTTAATTCTACCAATGTCATAGAAGTTATCTCTTTGACCATTATCTAAATCAAATCTACTTGTAATATCTGTATGTGATATTGTAGCATCTGTACTAAAGTCAGGTGCCATGTAAACTTTATTTAATACATAAACATCAGCCTTAGCTAAACCTATTGTTCCACTTTCAATTGTTGTTTGATCTGAAATAGAAACTGTTGCACCTGAACTTAATGATTTAGATTTAGTAATTCCAACAGTTTTATTTAAAGTTAATAAAATTTTTATATCGTGTGAAGCATAATTAGCACCAAAGTCAATAGTTAATTGTGTTTTAGCAACATTTAAATCAAAGATTACTGTACCTTCATGGTTGTTTCCTGTTAAACTTAATACATCACCTACAGCACCAGAACCACCAGAACCTAAACCTACAATTGAAACAGTAAAATCACTTTCTGTTAAATCAGCAAACGTTTCGTCTACACCAGCAGTAAATGTTCCAATACCATCTCCAGTTAGTGATTTAATTTCATGTTTTCTAAAAGTATATGTTGTATCTGAAGTATTGCTGTTAGAAGTTGTTTTTAATGTTTTAATATTACTGTAAGGTAATTTAAATATAGAAACATTTTTTTCAGGTGATTGTACTTTTGTTCTTTTTCTTGTTACAATTGTTTTTGTAGAAGCAGCTGCAGTTACACTTGATAACGTCATACTAGAATTTGAAATGATAGCTTCAACTATTTTTGTTTCTGTATTTCCACTATCATTTGTAAATGAAATTGAGTCACCAACTTTTAATTCTTCAGTAAATCTTGTATTAATACCTTGTACATCAGCAGAACTTGAACCAACGTCAATTGATCCAGTCAAAACAAAGTTATCTCCATTTGTAGCATCTAATGCTGTATCAGCAGTAAATGTTGGACTACCAGCCATTGCAATTTGTTTAACTGATGGTAAATCAAATGGTGTAACACCTTTTAAACCAACAGCGTTTGATTGAATAACTGCTGTGTTACTTGATGTGCCACCTGTAATAGTTTCTCCAGCAACAAAGTCACCTTGTACATTTGAAATTACAACAACTCCATGTGCAGCTGTTCCACCTGAACTATAAGCAGTGAACGCTGATGAATCTATAGATGTTGTTCCGTCTGTGTCATATAATTCAAATGTTGTACCTGATGGATTTCTAACCGTATAAACATTACCATTAACTTCAGTCATACCAGATACACTTGAAATTGTAACTTGTTGACCTTCTTTAAAATTGTTGTTTGCTGTAACTACAGCAGGATCAGCTTGAGTAATACCTGTAATTGTAGCACTTTCAGTTGTAGAGTGTGTTTGTACAACACCAGTTGCACCTGAAGTTCCACCAGTTACAACTTCTCCAGTTGTAAATGATTGAGCTGTTCTAATATTTAAATGAGTAAACAAAACAATATCAAAAAGATAATGTTTGTAAA